AAGATTAAAGTTTATAAAAAAGTTTGTGGAATTTATAAAATAAAGATCCACGATAAAGAATATATAGGAAGTTCAAAAAATATTCAGCATAGATTAAGACAACATCTAATTACTTTAAAACAAAATAAACATCACAATCATACTATGCAAAATTTGTATAACAAGTATGGCATTGATAATATTTATTTTGAAGTTATAGAAACTTGTCTTGAGGAAAATAGAATTAGTAGAGAAAAATACTATATAAATAGTATTAAACCTTATATAAATCATATTTTAGACCCTGAGAATATCATTAGAGATAAAGAATATAAACATAGAATAAGTATCTCTAAAAAGAAATATTATGAGACACATTCTCCAGTTAATATAAAAATGGTATATCAGTATAGTTTAGAAGGAAAATATCTTCAAAGTTATAAATCGATAACAGATGCAGCTATATCTACTAACCAAGATACTACTGCAATATGTAGTGTATGTAATAATCGTAGTTATACTGCTGGTGGATATAGATGATCATTTGAATTAAAAGAAAATCTTTCTAAACTAAAAAAGAAATATAAGAAAATACCTGTTATTCAATATTCACTTGATAATGTTTTTATTAAAGAGTGAGATTCAAAAACAGATGCTGAAAAAGAACTAAAAATTTGTAATATATCTCGAGCTATAAGAAAGAATCTTACTGCAGGAGGATATAAATGAAAGTATAAAATCTAGAGGTCCGCATAAAATAGCGTGAATTGCTGGAAAAGCCTGAGGAGGTCAATCAGCAGCTAAGCTAATTAGTAATAATTAGAAAGTTCAACGACTAGTACATGGAGTCCAGAAATGGATAGTAAAGTACCACGAGTGCGCTACACTATTATATAGTGATGATATAGTCTGAACTACGTTATAACCTAAAAGAAGACGTAGAAGTATAGGATAAAGAGCCTATACGGTAACAAAAATGCCTAGATTTATACAAGCTACCATGGAGTTGATAGATAGAGGAGAATATATAAGTTGGTCATTACCACCTAACTGTACTATTATATTAACATCAAATCCTGATAATGGTGATTATAATGTTAACTCTATGGACAATGCCCAAAAGACTCGATATATTAGTTTCGAATTAGGTTTTGATAAAGATGTATGGGCTCGTTGGGCTGAGAAAGAAGGTATTGATGGTCGTTTTATCAATTTTGTATTATCTTATCCTGAGATTATGAAAAAGGAGGGAGGAGTACAAAAAGTTAATCCTCGAAGTTTAGTAACTTTTGCTAATACTATTTCTGGATTTAAAGATTGGTCTGATACAAACACTTTAGGTTTAATCCTTAATATTGCCCAAGGATGTTTTACATCTGAAGAAAACGTTATTGGAAACTTATTTACTACTTTTATTGCCAATAAGTTAGATAAATTAATGGATCCTGATACAATGTTAAATAAAGATTGGGATTATGTTAAAGGAGAATTAGCAAAACAAGTATATGATGGTACTAACTATCGTGCAGATATTGCTGCAGTTTTAACAACTCGGTTTTGTAATTTTGTAAACCTATATTTTGATACAAAAGGTAGTAAAACAGAGGTAGCTGTTGATAGAATTCTTAAGATTATTGAGCATGATAAGATGTTATTTTCTGAGGATTTGATTTTCAGTTTAATTAAAACTCTCCAAAAAAATCATCCTACAAGATGTAATAAATTATTATTGAATCCTAAAGTAGCTAGAAAGTTAATATAATATGTTATTTAATTTAAGTAATACAAAATTAAGAATAGTTGTTTGCGACTATTATAGAAGACAAGGAAATAGTAGTAATAGTTCCTATTATAGTAATAACATAAGTAATACTTGTCTTGCAGATATGATTGTTGTTTATGATATTAATGGGAGTAAAAAACATATTGGAGACGATTGTTATTATACTAGTCCTTTTTGTGCAAAAAAAGTATTTGGTATGTATTTAGGAGATAATGATAGTATAGAAACTATCATTTCTTCTAAAACTTTAACAAGTCTAACTGGAGTAAAAAGAGTATATTTTGATCCTAAATCTAAATATCCTCGATTTAAACTAAGCGAAGCTACTACTATAAAACGTAGTTTAACTGCTGCAAAAGCAGATGTTTGTATACTGCCAAAAGTAAAATATAGTGTATATACGCCTCAATATAGTTCAGGAGGTGCTCCAAGGGATAAAAACATTAAATTATATTATTCTCCATCAGAAGATACTTATTATCTAATTGATCATAAACCTGGAGCTTGTTATCAAAGCAGCAGTAGTAAAGACTTAAACAACTTTATTAATAAAGCGATAAATACTAGCTCTTCAGATCCTCTTGAACAGTTTGCTTCAGCTATAATGTCTGAAGGAATTATTCCTGCAGACTGTACATTATTTTATTCAGGTAAATGCTGTTTCTTTACAGATAATTCAGAGTATGAGCAAGTTAATAATATTTTAAATAATTATATGAAAGTAATATATGATACAGAATTAGATAAATTTGTAAGTAGTAATTTGTCTGATCTTACAGAGGACGATCTTAAATCTTTATCTGGAATGTTAGGCTCTCAAGATCCTACTGTTGTAGGTATGGGTATTAAATTACTCTCTGGATATAATATTCCAGATTCAGCTTGTTCTGTAGGTATTCTACTTATGAGTAACTGGAATACTATTACAAGTAATTCTGCTTTTAAAAGTATAGGATTTCAACAAATTTTAAATACATTAGGAATTTCTGAAAGAGAGGTTTATAGTGGCATTACTGATATTATAAATAAACTTTATAAAAGTAGTACAAATGATGCAGATAAAGAAAAGGCTAGAAAGATAGTTATAGACAAACTCAAGAAAAGTTTTGAAAAGAAATGGGCTGAACATAAGTCGCAACTTGATGCTATACCTATGAACTTCGATTTTACATTAGAATAAGTGAAAAATATAATAGCTATTCAAGGTTTTAAAGGAAGTGGAAAAGATGAAGTTGCTAAATATCTAAACTATTTATTAAATACTCCAACTTGTTTACATTCTTATAATATTGCTTCTGCATTAAATTTTACTCCTGTACCGTTTATGATTTCAAAGCATTGAAAGATAGTACATTATGCAGATAAATTAAAAGAAATGTTATCTATCATGATGAATGTAGATAAGAGCAAGTTTGATGATAGAGAATTTAAAGAATATTATCATTTTGATTTTCAGAAGTTTTTACTTTACGATAGTAGAGTAAGAACTTTTGGAAATGAACCTACAGATAAAGTATTCGCTAGAGAATTAAAAAAAGAAAATAGAAATTTAGCTATAGAATATAATTTATCTATTAGACAAATATTACAATATTTTGGTACAGATATAATGCGTAAATATTTTGGAGATAAATTATGGATATATTCAACACTTCAAAGTGGAAATAAAAATAATATTATAATTGCAGATCAAAGATTTGCAATTGAAAACGAAGTAGTAAAAGAATACAATGCCTTTATTATTCATGTAACAAGAAAAGGTTGTAGTATAGGTTTACATTCTTCAGAAAGGGAATTAGATGCTCTTTATAAAAAACATAAATTTGATATATCGTTAGTAAATAATGGTACATTAAAAGAATTATTTAATAAATGTAAAAATATTGTATATGGCTACTGAAATTAAGTTCTGTAAAAACTGCGCAGATAATAAGATTACACATGAGTTTCAAGATGAAAAGTACGGAAAATTTATTCGGGTTTTTAATATTGGAGAAAAATCAGGTACTTCTACTTGTACTATTTGTAATGGTGGTAAAAAAGCTAAGAAATAATGAATAAAATTATATATAAATATCCTCTAGAATTTACTTATCCTCAAACGATTAAGTTACCTAGTAGTGCAGAAATTTTATATGTTGATAGCCAAAGAAATACACCTACAATTTGAGCTATAATAGATACAGATGATAAATCAACAATCGAGGTTGATGTTTATATAATTGGTACTGGGCAAACTTTTGATGCTAGTAATAAATTATATATTGGTTCATGTATGACCGAAAACGGAAACTTTGTTTGGCATATATTTATTGATTACTCTAAGAGCGAAAATATAATATTACCAGGTGTTGATCTTTAAAAATAAATTGTTTTACTTCTATGAAAAATCCCCTTACTTGCTTAATTGCGAGTAAGGGGATTTTCTTTTGCCTCTATCTGCTTATGCGGATAGAGGTTATTTTTTTAATCTAATTTATCTCCGATATATTTAAGATCACTCATAAATCCAAATGTACTTGTAGCTCCTTCTCAGAGATTTTTATCTCCAGTAATAACAGCTGTACTTTGATTTACAATATTCTTAATAATAGAGTATGCAGGTGGATTTAAGTCTCCTGCAAATTGTGCAACAATATTTTGAATTGGACCATCTTGGAATGATGTATATAAAGCCATAGCTCCTAAGTGTCCTAATGCTCCTAATTCTTCTTTAGTTTCTCCTGATAGAAAAACTGCATATATCATCCACATTATTAGACTCATAAGCATTAGATCAGTTAAAAATAGATATAAGTTAGCTTTTTTAGTTGGATTGGCCCATAATGCTTTAAATTCATTATAATCCATTTTACCTATAGCTTTTGCAAAGTCAATCATAGAATAAGCAATACCTTCAAGGAATCTACCTTGCCATTCTACATAAGGAGTAGCCGTTTCTCCTTCTTTAACATTAGTTTCAAGATCAACTCTTGTAGTAGGTAATCCATTTTCTCCTGTTGATTGAATCATTACATAACGAACTCCATTTTCATCAAATTTTTCTGCAAACTTACCTTGATCATAAGTTCCAGGTTTAAGAATCCATTGTTCAAGTTTAGCAGAAAGGAATGTACGGAATTGTAACATCATAGCTCCCATAAACATTTGTTTTGCGATCATTTGAGTATTTTTATCATAGTGACCGAAACAAAGCTCTGAGAAAGACTTAATGCTAGTAGCTTCTCTAACAGTATATGCCCTGGGCAAAGGTTGTCCTTTTTCAATATTTCACCCTTCTTGATTAAATTGCTGTCTATAAGCCTCATATAATCCTTCTTGTCTTTTATAAGCTTCAGAATTTACATCAGCCCCCGCAGAAGTAAACACATCAAATCGCTTGTCTTTTTTAAAGTCATATATTAATTCATCATCTGAATTTACACTATATGCTTCTCAGCATCCGTCATGAATCATTTTTGCAATTAGTAAGCCCATTCTATGGTACATATCTGGAACTCTATTACAAACATATAGTTTATCAGTACTAAAGTTTAACATTCCACTTCTAGATTGGCTTAAGGCTTTTTGAACTATATCTGCATCCATATTCGCCATTCCATATTCAACATTTAAAGCTTCTACTTTTGTTAGAGTAGTAATACGTCTTGGACTGTCTTTAAAAATAATTCCCCAAGCTTTAGTTAAATCTTTTCCAGAAAATTGATCTTTACCATAGGAATTAGCCATAGTTCTACTAATATGAATTCACATTCCTTGCATCATTTCTCGAAGACCAGATCTTACATTAAGTGCTAATGCAGTAGCGGTAGTAATTTTTTTAATAGCAGCTAGTGTTTTATAAATAGGCTGTAAGTTCTTATCCATAATAGGTTTATTATAAATATTAGAAGTAACATATTTATCAATAAACTCTAGTAGATTTTTTGCTTCCTGTCCATATATTGCCTGATTATACTGTAACGCAATTTTAATTCCTTGAATTTGGGGAATAACGTCATTGTAGTGTTCTTCTGCAGTGTATGTGTGAATAACACTTCTTAATAAATCTTCAAGATGAGTTTCAAGACTATTTATTCCGTGGTTTGCTATAATCTGTTCTCGAGTATCATTTCCAATTTTAAATTTATTATATACTCTTTGCGCATCTTTAGCAAGATCAAAGTCTTTCATTTGCTCTTCAAACAGCCTTAATATGTTAGTAACTTCTTGATACTCCATTTTAAGACCTTCTTTAAAACCTTTATTATGGAACTGAGACTTCATAGATCCAATAGTTACAGGGACTTGATAATAAGTTCCATCTTCAAGTGCTTGTTGAATACGTTCAGCATTTCCATCGAAACGAAATTGGTTTACAATTTCTGTAAATGTTTTTATTAGAGCCTTTTCTTCTTTAGCTAAAGAACTATCATTAATATCTTTTAACATAAAATCTTTTGTAATATTACCATTCTCATCTCTCCTAAAAAGATTATCGAAATATTTTACTTCTCCACCTATTAAACGATTTTGATCTTTAAATTTATAAAACTCATTAAATACTTTTCTAATCTTAGAATCTAAAGCTAATTCTTGTCTACGTATTTTAGTTTCTGTTACTGCAACAATACGTCCAATTTCTTGTGCAGTTAATGATGGAGAATTATTAATACTTGTAATATCAGTCCCAATATGGAAACTACCTGTTACGTTAACTATTTTTGCAGGATCAGGTTCAATATAAACTTCATAGCCTCTTAGTTTATTAAGAGCCTTTCCAAGTAACATATAGGATGTTTGTAAAGGATCATCAAAGTTTCACTGCCCAGTATGTATTGCTTTACGTAATCCCTGAGCATTATCTAGTTTCCTAAGTTCTTCCATTCTATTTTTTAGAAATTCCCCGCCCTTAACAACATCATCAGCGCTAAATGTAATAGCTCAATTTCCAATATGTTTTAGTTTTTCAGGACCACATATATCAGTAATTGTATTTACTACATATTCAAGAGTTGAACTAAAGTTTGACTTCTTAAGATTTATAGGAATGTTATGTATTCTACATAGTTCTACAAAGTTATCATATAATTTATCGAAATATTCCTCAGTACCAGTTTGTTGCCAAATATTGATACTTTCAATTTTATTAATTCGATAATTTTCATATTTAATAGTATCGCTATTTAATAATGCCATAACTTTGATTAAATCAATATTACCGTTCGTTGCGGGCATTATTTTATGTTCATCGACATCTCTATTAGCTTTAGTTGAACCTAATAGACTTGTCCCTTTTTCTAGCTTAACTTTTTGTTCAATAACATTGTTTGTAATTGATACTATTTCTAGTAATTTATTTTTAGTAAATATTAATAAACCAGCAGAGATAAATGAAGGATTGTTTTCAAACTGTCATCCTCCTTCAATGTACTTACCAATATGTCTACGTAAGAAGTCACCCTTATATGGATTATCTTTTGCAAGATCGTTAATGTCCATTGATCCCTGCTGAATATTAATAATATCTTGTGCAATATCAGCTAACTCATTTCCCCGACGATCATTAATATACTTTATATAATCCTCTAATTTTTTATCGATTTCTCCTTCAGTATCTGCATATTCTCACTTACTTTTCGTAGAATCTTTAACTTTAAATTCATTTCAAAATCTATATTTTCCATATTTTGCATAAGGATCTGAAGAATTTACATACTGAACAAGTTTTTTCTTATAAACTTTAAAGTTTGCGTTCTTTCTTTGAACTTTTGAAGATAGTTCATAATTAGGAAAGAACTTACTCATAGGTTCTTCAATAGTTTTAATGATATCAAATGAATCTGTTAAACGTCTAATAGGAATAATTTCTCTAACTCTATCATAATATTTTCCAATTGTATTAGATGGATTTACTATAATATTATCAGAATCAATGTATACACCTGATAAATTATCAATTTGAGATAAATTATCATTTCCTGAATTATCTTTTTTATAATCAATATCAAGTTTAACAGGAATAATTCCTACTGTAGCTACATTAATACCTTGTTGTTCTAACATAGCTTTATAGAAGTTTAACTGATATGCTGCACTTAATTTTTTAGTAGAAGCTCATACATTATTTAATAATGCATTTCTAGTTTCATCTCAAGCTCCTACTGCTTTTCGAGATACTTTAAAATCTCGAATATGAGCATTACCATTTTTATCTACAATTAATAAGTCAATTCTACCATTAATTGAATTTAATCCTGCTGCTTTATAAGGTTCAGCTATATCTTCAGAAACAATTGGTATTTCAGTAATGAATTTACAGTCTCTTCCAAATTTTTCTTTAGTGTCTTCTATAAAATCTCTTAATTGGTTTTGTAATAACAATACTTGCTCTTCATTTAATAATTTTGGAGTATATTCTATTTCAGGATTAATTACAGATTCAAAAAGTTTATGTACTTCTGTACCATAATCGGTTAGTTGAGTTCAACTCTTTTGTAGATCCTCCAAATATTTATCTGCTTCGTTCGAAGTCATGCCTTTTTTCATTAGTCTTTCTTTTTCTCTTTTCAGATACTCTTCAAGATTAAATTTTGTAACTAATACTTTAGCTAAATCAAATGGATCTCCATAAGTTGTAAGGAACTTAGTAACACCCATTGATTTATCTAATTTTAAAGCAATTTCCTTTTCTCCGTCTTCATTTGTTATTTCAAACTCTGTAGCAAGTGATTTATATTTTTTTATAGCTTCACTTATTTTATCTACAGTGACTTGTTGTTGATCTACTTGTAGTGTTGCATCAACATTATCAACTACTATATTTTGAACGTAGTTGTCAAGAAACGTGTCCAACTCCATTTCGGAGTTGAACACTTTCTTTTCACCGTTTATCGTAATTTCGTATGTACAATTTCTTGCCATTATTTACAATCTTCTTTTATAATATCATCATTCATTAATTTATTCTTGATTGTAGCTACTTTTTGAGTAAGTTTATAGTTTTCATGAATAAAACTATCATAGAATGGCATGATTTCTCCACTATTAATAATAGCTTTAAGTTCAGGATTAGTAATTGAAAGAATTTCATCTATAATTTCTAATTCTGCATCAGATTTAATATGTCCATTATAATAGTCTGTAATCATAGTTGCTAAAACTTCTTCATCAAAGTCAGATCCTTTCTTATTTTTATAATAAGGATTTTGTCGCATTTTATTTCATAATTCAGTATCCTGTATATTACCTAAAATCTTATAATAAGACTCGGCATACATATTTCTGGCATCTGCTAAGTATAGATGTGAGAATTCATGAATTAGAGTATCGTCTGTAGCTCTATCAATATTAATATAAATTATTCCTTCTTTAATAAATCCTTTTGCATTTTTAGTTGCAGTATCTTCATTAATTACATCCTGATCTGTTACTAATCTTACATTTTGTAAAGAATTTACATTTTTTACTAATTCTGTAATCTTAGTAGACATTGGAGTTTTTAAGTCATAGAATTTGGTTGGTCCATTATTAAATAAAGTAAGTTGATTTGGATCAGTTCTAACAAAAGCTCCTGAATTAAAGATAATATGTTTTAGAGTTCTAGATATAAGATTTTTAGAAGATGTATTAGTACTATTAAACTCGTCTACTAATATGTTATGTTCACCTATTAGTTTATTAGTTACAGCATATACTCTTTGATCATATCCTTCATCAAATAACTCTGCTACACTTTCAGCTATACCTCATTCCGTAGAATAGTCAAAATCAATGTAAGAAACAACTTTTTCATTATTTTTATCTGCTTTTGTTTCTGCAACTTCAATAATTTTAGCAATTTTTAAAGCTTCTTCAACAGATATATCTGTTTTAGGAATATTGAATCTTACTTGTCTATACTGCTCATTTCCATCAGATACTAATATTGGTTTAGTAGTATCTATAGTTGAATCGTTATAATCTCTATCTAAAGAAGTATTTTCTTCAGATTTAAATCCAATAGTTTCAACATTTTCATTTGCGGCATTGATAAGTACTGCTTCTGCTCTTTCTGCCATACTATCATTTGGATCTCGTTTTAGGAACGTATTTGCAAGTTCTTGTGGATTTTGTTGGTCAATTCAATTATTATAATCAACAACCCATAATGAATTATCTCCGCTTGCTACTAAGTCCTCAAATAAACGAGTTAATGAAGCCTGCCCAAAACCATCTTTATTAACAATTAAGTTATATAAATAAAAGGCATTAACAGGATTTAGAGCTCCAAACTCAGGAATCGTAACTTTATTTAAACTATTAAAATCCCGTAAAATTTGTTCATAAAGAGCTTTAGTCTTTTGACTATTATCTATCTGCATCATATTAAATGGAAGTTTATAAAAACCTCTTTCCTTACCTTCTGAATCAGTTTTTAATCCAAAGCATAAATATTTAATAAATGCATTATCAGGTAATTTTTCTTTAAGTGTAGGAATAATATAATCCTCAATATACATTCTAAATGAATCAATATTATCCTTACTGTCTAGATTAATTATAAAGTTTTCATCTTTATTAATTAAAATAGAATTTTCTACCTTATATTTCTGATTAACTGGAACTTGAAAACTTAAATTTTTAGTTTTAATTCATGAATCAATTAAGAAATCATCAATATTATTTCTAGTTTGTCTAAATTCTTCTATAGATAACTTACTTCCTCTTTTAGGAGTAGTTTCATCTATAACAATAGATTCAACTTGATTTCTAACTGATAATCGATTAAGAACTTCATTATCAACACTTAGAATATTAAACATTTCTTTGAAGTGTGGAACACTAGCTATAACATCTAATATATTAAATGTAGTCTTAACTTTTTCATAGTTATCAATTTGTTGTAATCTGTATTCTTCATTAGCAGCAAACTTTAGTAGATTAAATTTCTCTCCAATTTCATCTTTAAACTTATCATTAATAAATGTTTCAATTCCCTTAATATAAGAATACTTTCCTCATTTATCTGTAGGAAGTCCTTGATTAATTTTTAATAATCTACCTAGAATTCTAATTTCTTCTGCACCTTTAGCTTTCTTCTTTAATGTTTTAAATAAAATTTCAGTTCTCTCATTTGCTTTTTTAATATCAGCTTCAGATGCATTTGGTTTATAAACTGCATATCTTGAAGGATCATCAATAGCTTGATCAATGAAATGAATTTTATTTTTTGGAATTGGATCTGTTCAAAGATTTGTATTATATTCCGATACAAGTTTAGTAACTTCTTCAGATACCATTAAATCTCCAATTCTTCTTAAGTCCTCTCCAAGCATTAAACTATATACATAAAGATCAACTCAATTAGAGTCTGCATTAATTTTCTTAAGAATTAACTCCTTAGCATTATCTGTTGCAGCATTCAGTAACTCTCCCATATCAAGAGATTTATCAGTTAATCTTCTTTGGAAGTCTATTAGCTGAATAATATTATTTGCAATATCTGCAGGAACTGCATATTTAGAAATTCATTCAGGATCATTTTCAAACATAGAAAAATCTACATTTGCTAATGTAATTAATTGTTCTGTTCCATTACGTTGAGAACCTTTAATAAATGAATATCTACTTAAAAGTTGTCTAGTTGTATCAAAATCTCTATTTACAATACTATCATAAACTTGTTTAAATCTAGTATTATATAAGTTAGATAATGCAAAGAAACTCTTTAATCCTGTAGCAACATTACCAATTACAGTTTTACCAACCATATTTTGAATTTGCATTAAATATTTACTAGCAGAATTATAAGGATTCATAATTTTTGCACTTTCTCCTAATACAGATTTACTTGCAAGTTCTTGCATATGAGATGTTGTAATAGGCATTGTAAGGTTAATCTGATTTTTAGGACTCAGTATTACATCAAATACACCATTTACAATTGCATTTCTTATAGCATCCTGTTTTAAGAATGGAGATATTTTTGGATCTTCTGCATTTGTAAGTAATTTTCCATTATCAGAAATAGAATAACCTAATATATAAACTTTATCGATCATTTTTGTTAGCTTATACTTTCGTATAAGATCAGACTATATCTTATATTAAATTACTATTACCATAATTTAATATCCTCTTATTTCCATAAAATAATGTACTCTACTTGTTTATTCCTAATAATATTTCTTTATTAGTATACTTTCGATAGTCGTTGAACCCTTCTTTTCAGAATCGGCTGCTGATTGTCCAATACTTATAATTTTTAAACATTCACACTTAAATCATTTTTAGATTTTATGTTGTAGTTTATAAGTCTCTAAGGAGTTTCCAGCAATTAAAGAGGTTTTATTATGACACGTAACTCTATCATAATCAGACCCTTGCAACCATGTCTGATTGGTTGGTACGTAGACCTCGTTTATGTCACTATCAGTAAATAGAACTACTTCCATTGGCATGAATGACTGCATTGACTGACAAGGAATACGAGTACCTACAAATCTTAAACTTTGCTCAAACGCTTTATATTTTCTATCAGCGATTTTCATAATTCTATTACTAAATCTAATATTTTGATTATCACTTAACATTTGAATTAGCACTTGAGGATTTATAGATTTGTAATCTAAAATTTCTCTAGTTTTAATATCTCCAAAATCATCATAATATGATAAAGTAACATTATCTGACGTAAATTGATTTGCAATTAAGTTTTTGTAATTAGATAATGTATAGTTATACTTATAGTTATTATAGATTCTAGAGTTATTAATTTCAGAAAATCTTTCAAAGTTATCTACAATTACTAGGTCATGTGTATTTCCCGCAGTATCAGTATATTTATAAAACTTCTTACCTTCTGCAGATGCTATTTCTTTTCCATTGTAGTAAACAGAATTATCAACTATAGTAAAATCTCCATTTGGAGTTAAAGTATCCTTATATAAATTATTTAGATTTTGGTCTC